AAAGAACTAGAGATGGAAGATCGTTGGTAAGATGAACAACAGGCGCAACCCAATGGCTAGGGACTTGAGGCAACCCAAGTACAAGCCTAGGGTTGTGCCTGACAAGAAGAAACCTAAGCCAATACGTAAAGAGAAACACAAAGGTAAAGACAGTATAGAATGATTAAGGCAACCATGATGGACTACATGGGCAGTGATGTCACTGTGGTAAATGCTGCAAGAGTTAGCTTTGGTAAGAAGACTAGCAATACCTACACTACAGACAAAGATGATAAACTAATCTGGTATCTGGCAGAGCACAAACACATGTCACCCTTTGGGCATTGCTTTGCCAGTTTCCACGTCAAGGCTCCTATCTTTGTAGCACGTCAGCTAGTCAAGCATAAGTTCCTACGTTGGAATGAGATTAGCCGTAGGTATGTAGATGAAGAGCCTGAGTTCTATGTCCCTGAGACATGGAGAGGACGTGCCAAAGATAAGAAGCAGGGAAGTGAGGGTAAGGTAAAGACAAATGCAAACACCTCTCATCATAACAGTATTACATTAGCATTGTATAAGCAGTTACTGGATGAAGGTGTCTGTCCAGAGCAAGCACGTATGGTACTACCACAGAGTATGATGACTGAGTGGTACTGGTCAGGTAGCCTAGATGCCTTTGCTGATATGTGTAACCTGCGTTGTGCTTCTGATACACAAGCGGAGACAAGAGAAGTTGCTACACAAATCAGTGACAGAATGCGTAAGCTGTTTCCTATATCATGGGCAGCATTGACAGATGGCTTGACAGAGTATAAGTTTGGGTACGAGGAGAACAATGATGAATAAAGACGCAGGTATCATTGGTGTCGAAACCATAGAGGAACATGAAGACGGTGGTGCAACATTCAAGTTTCACATGGATGCACATGCCCGTAGGTTACTCACAGAGGAAGGCTTGAAGCTAGTGATGTACTGTGCAGCAGCTAAGATGGATATGCAGTTGGTATATGACTTCATTGAGGATCACATCAGATACAATAAAGATGAGGAGCAAGATGAGTAAACAAGTTCTTATAGACGGAGATACCTTTGCTTATCGTGCAGCATTCTCCTGTGAAGACAATGACGTAGAAGATGCAGTTGATAAAGTGGATGAACTCTTAGAGGACTCTCTTAACAAGGTCATGTGGGAAGTAAGTGATGAAGACTTCCAAGTATTCCTGACGGGTAAGGGTAACTTCAGGTACGACATAGCCACTACCCATGAGTACAAGGGCAACAGAAAAGACGCAGAGAAACCTAAGCATCTCCAAAGTGTACGTCAACACATGATAGAACAGTGGGATGCTATCGTGTCAGAAGGTGAAGAGGCTGACGATCTAATAGGAATCTGGTCTACTGAATACGGACCTGACTGTATCGTTATCTCAGTTGACAAGGACATGATGCAGTTACCTTGCAGACACTTCAACCCTAACCGTAGGTCTTTCTCTAAGGTGTCAGAAGTAGAGGGTAACAGGTTCTTCTACTCCCAGATACTCACAGGTGACAGGGCTGACAATATCATAGGTCTGTACGGTATAGGCCCAAAGAAAGCTGAGAAGATACTTGAGGACTACGAAGATGAGGCTGATATGTATGAGGCTTGTCTGCGTAGTTACGGTGGAGAAGAAGACAGAGTAATAGAAAACGGCAAGCTTCTCTGGCTGCGTAGATTTGAGGGTCAGATATGGGAACCACCCAAATGCGATTCAGATCAGGGCTAGAGGAACGCACAGCCAAGTACCTAAAGAAACTCAAGGTAAAGTTCACATACGAGAAACTAAAAATCAGATGGCAAGACCTGAGATACAGAACCTACACACCTGACTTTGTACTGGCTAACGGAATCATAGTAGAAACTAAAGGAAGATTCATCACATCTGACAGGCAGAAACACTTGATGATAAAAGAGCAACACCCTGACTTGGACATTAGATTTGTTTTCTCTAATCCTAACTCTAAGCTTTACAAAGGATCAAAGACAACATATGCTGACTGGTGTGATAAGCATGGTTTCAAATGGGCTAAAGAAGAAATACCTCTTGAGTGGATAAAAGAAAGGAAAGGTACTTGACAATGCTAGACGAAGAGAGTAAAATAATTGCTCTTGCTGAGAATTATGATCTACAGTTTCTTCTAGAAGAGAACGACATAAGGAATACCTTTGTCATCAAGTACCTAGTAGAAGAAGGGTTGATAGACTTAGAAGATTACTTTAATCTAGATGCAGAAATAGAAGAGTGGAGAAGACTGGAAGAATGATAAACGAGACAGACATAGAAGCCTTTCAATACTATAATAGTCATGAGATGACACTCAATGAATACCAAAGGAAAGCTAGGAGTACAGCTATCTATCCAGCTAGTTGTGCTATCTTATACCCTGCTTTAGGTATGGTAGGTGAGGCAGGTGAGGTAGCTAACAAAGTAAAGAAGATACTAAGAGACAATAAGTTTGATCGTGATGACATAGCTAAAGAACTAGGTGATGTCTTGTGGTATCTAGCTATCTTAGCTAAAGACTTAGGTTTCAATCTGTCAGACATAGCATATGATAACTTGAAGAAACTAGAAGACAGACAGAAACGAGGCACACTAGGAGGTTCAGGGGATAAAAGATGAACAACTATTTACCAACAGATTACCAAGAGTTCATACACAAATCAAGGTACGCAAAGTACTTCGATGGTAAGGGCCGTGAGTCATGGGAAGACACAGTAGAACGATACATGGAGAACATTGTCTACCCTAAACTAGGGAAGGACTCATACACAAAGTCAATACGGGATGCTATCCTAAGCCTAGAGGTCATGCCATCTATGCGGTCAATGATGACAGCAGGTCCAGCCTCTAAGAGAGACAACACCTGTATGTACAACTGTAGCTACCTACCCGTAGATGACCCTAAGTCCTTCGATGAGGCTATGTTCATCCTTCTCTGTGGTACTGGTGTTGGCTTTAGTGTCGAGAGGCAGTACGTCAGTAAGCTCCCTGAAATCCCTACTCTCTTCCAAAGCGATACCACTATCGTTGTGAAGGACAGCAAGGAGGGATGGGCTAAGGCGTTCAGACAATTGTTGGCTCTCCTCTGGGCTGGTGAAATCCCTCAGTGGGATATATCTAAAGTCAGACCTGCTGGTGCTAGACTAAAGACATTCGGCGGTAGAGCCAGTGGCCCTGCACCTCTCGTTGATCTCTTCAACTTTACTATCAAGACATTCAAGGATGCTCAAGGACGCAAGCTGTCTAGCATTGAGTGTCATGACATCATGTGTAAGGTAGGTGAGATCGTAGTTGTGGGTGGTGTACGCAGATCAGCAATGATCTCTCTGTCTAACCTATCAGATGACCGTATGCGTCACGCTAAGTCAGGTGCTTGGTGGGAGAACAATCCGCAGAGAGCCTTGGCTAACAATAGTGTGAGCTACACAGACAAACCAGATGCTGTCTCATTCATGAGAGAATGGATGGCCTTAGTAGAATCAGGCAGTGGAGAACGAGGAGTATTCAATCGTGAAGCGTCTAAGAAACAAGCTGAGAAGTATGGCAGACGTGATCCTGACTATGACTTCGGAACTAATCCTTGCTCAGAGATTATCCTACGTCCATATCAGTTCTGTAATCTCACTGAAGTTGTGGTCAGGGCTACGGACACTATCGACGATCTTGAGCGAAAGGTACGTATTGCAACAGTTCTGGGAACAATTCAATCTGTCTACACCCACTTCCCATACTTGCGAAAGGTGTGGCAGCGAAATACAGAAGAAGAGCGTTTGCTTGGTGTGTCACTCACAGGCATAATGGACAACCCTTTATTAACGAGTAAGAATCATGGTCTACCAAAAACTCTTGAGCACCTTAGACAGGTTGCAGTGGATACTAATATTGACGTCAGCAGTAAGCTTGGTGTTAACCCTAGCGTTGCTATTACGTGTGTTAAACCCTCAGGAACAGTCTCACAACTCGTTGACAGCGCCTCAGGAATACACGCACGGTATTCGCATTATTACATTAGAACCGTTAGAGCCGATAACAAAGACCCCCTTACCACCTTCATGAAGGACATGGGTATCCCTAACGAACCAGATGTAATGAAGCCAACTAACACTACTGTCTTCTCGTTCCCTATCAAGTCACCAGATGGTGCAGTTGTTACCTCTGACCTGACAGCGATAGAACAACTAGAGACTTGGCTAACCTATCAGAGACACTGGTGTGAACACAAACCATCTGTCACTATCAATGTCAGACCTGATGAGTGGTTTGAGGTAGGAGCCTTCGTGCATAAACACTTCGATGAGATGTCAGGTGTGTCATTTTTGCCATACAATGAACATACTTATCAGCAAGCACCTTATCAAGAGATTGGCAAGAGTGACTATAATATGCTATTATCTATCATGCCAGACAAGATTGATTGGAGTAAACTGTCTGAGTATGAGAAGGAAGACAACACTGTAGCTATGCAAACGATGGCTTGCTCTGGTGATGTGTGTGAAATCGTAGACTTAACATAAAGGAGAATATCATGGGTCTAGTAGAAATGTTTGTCGTAGCTTTATTGTCAATTGGTGTGATGGAAGACGTAGTCATACCTGTTGGTGAAGCAACATGGGAAAACTTACAGGAAGTTGTGAATGCCGACTAAAAGAAAGTTTAGTAAAGAAGCTTATGATCTATACGATCAGACAGCTAAGGATAAACTGGTGACCCTTCTCTCTGAGAGGGGCCACACCATTATCTCCTCAGATGAAGACTACTTCGTAGACGTAGTATCACAGAAGGATGGGTACACATACTACAGTGAGGCTGAGGTAAAGACAGCATGGACTGATAGCTGGCCTACCACTTGGAAGGAGATCAGGATTCCAGAGAGAAAGAAAAGACTTCTAGCTAAATACCAAGATGAGAAGGGTGTCTTAAACTTCTATGTCTTCAGTAAAGACCTGAAGCAAGCATGGAGAATCAAGGACACACAGTTAACTGAAGAGGGTTTGAGAGAAGCTAAGGGTAGATACATCCATGCAGGTGAGAAGTTCTTTCATATACCCTATACAGAAGCGGAGTTAATTAATGTCTGACATAATAAATAACCCACCTCACTATGGAGATGGGTCTATTGAGTGTATAGAGTACATGAAAGACAACATGGACTTTATGATGTTCATGGGGTACTTAGAGGGTAACACTAAGAAATACCTTCACCGATACAGATACAAAGGAAAACCTTTAGAGGACTTGAAGAAAGCACAATGGTATCTTAACAGATTAGTAGAAGAGATGGAGGCTAAATGATATGGAGACTATGTTTGTAGCACTGGCAGTTGCCTGTGGGTTAATCGAAGGTGACCCGTTACTTAACCAAGGGTGTGGAATTATCTTTCAAAGACGTTTAGTTTCTACTGAAGAGGAGTGCATAAAGGATGCTGCCTTAATGGTAGCTGTCATGCCACCCCCTGCTGGTGCCTACATAACAGATGTCCAATGTGTTCCTGTTAAGGTAGACCCTAGAAAAAATAAAACCTAAGTTCGTTTCTTCCCTGAAGCTGTCGTTGACCACTTCACTCTCTTGGGGCCAGTCTTTTTGCTGGCCTCTTTTTTTGTTATCTTACCAGCTACTGCCTTAGGTCTACACGCAGGGTAAGGACGTTTGCCTCCCTTGGCACTCTTACGTCCACAAGGTTTGCCTGTCTTAACATCAATCCACTCTTCAGCGAACCATTTACCTAAGCCACCTTTAGCCATTACTTTTTCTTACCTCTGATTTTCTTTAGGTCAGCAGCAGTGATCTTCTTTCTAGGTGGAGCTACAGCAGCTAGACGTTTCTGCTTAGGGGAGTACTTTGAATAGGGCATTACTTCTTCCTTACTCTGTTGTCTTTACCTGACCATGTTCCACCCTTAGACTTATACCACTTGGAAGCCCAAGCGTTTGCATAAGCTGAGGGGTAGACCTTGAACTTCTTCTTAGCCTCTGCCTTGGCTCTAGACCATAGGCTAGGGTTGTTTGGCTTAGGACTACTTGCCATTTACTTTACCTCTTTTGACATCCAAATACCAAAGGCTCCCGTGGCTGCACCCATGCACACTGACACCAGTGAAGTCTGTTGTGTTGTGGGGTCAGGCAAAAGCATGAACCATTCAACGACTCTCCAACTCATGACAGTGAATACGAGCATCATCAGACG